GAGGCAGCCGTCTTCGTGAAGCAACTGGTCGAAGCACATGCGACGCAAGGATCAGGCGCGGCGCGAAAAATGCTCGATGACATAGCAGTGTTTGGAGCCGACGGGAAAATACCCGGTACATATTCCCGCCGTGCCGACGCCATCATCGGTGCCTTGGATGATTTCAAAGGACAGGCCAACCCGATTAATACAGCCAACTGGAACTTCATGGACAACGCCATGCGCGTTGCCCGAAGACAGCCGCTCACGACAGGCGGTGGACAAGCGGCTTACAAGACCAGCCGCACGTTACGAAACATCAACAGCGTGACGCTGCTGTCGTTCACGACACTAACCTCACTGCCCGATCTCGTACTTCCAATCATCCGCTCCGGCAGCTTCAATGCTTGGCGCAAGGGTCTTGCCAAGTATGCGCTCGATCCCGAATACCGCCAGATGATGAAGAATGTCGGCGTGGCGATGGAGAACATCATCCACGACAGGATGGTCTACATGTACGGCGCGGCTGACGGTAAGACAACGCACGCCTTCTTCAACGCAACAGGGCTGACGCCATGGACGGACATCAACCGCCAGATCGCTGGCGCGACAGCCATCGAAGCATTCGACGCAATGCAGAAAAAGACCCTAAAACATTGGGACCAGACTAAACCTCTGGCCGAGCAGAACCGACAGTTCAAGACAGCCTACCGCTTCTTGAAGCGCTACGGCTTGTCCGACTTTGCGCATGGCCAACGGCGGGGAACGGAGGCACTCGGCAACCCAGCTCTGCTCGACGGAGACATGGCCAGCGACGAGCTTCGTCGTGGGATCATCAAGTTCGCCGACGAGACTATCTACGCGCCTAACCCGAACGACATACCCCTTTGGGCGCAGACACCATTTGGTGCGATGGCATTCCAATTGAAGTCGTTTCCGCTGATGATGATGCGGTTGTCAGGTTACGCGGCCAGCGAAGCATTCCGCCACGGTAACTACAAACCCCTGATCTATTTGAGCACGCTCGGTCCTGCCGTTGGGGCTGGAGCCATTGGCGTCAAAGACATTGTTCAGATGCGTGGCGGTGAGGAGAACAGAGATGTCGATGTACGCCGAAGGAACATCTTAAAGACACTCGGCTATGACGAGAAGGTTCATGGTAACGAGCAAGATTTCCTTGGCTGGTATGCCGAGGGGGCGATGCACATGGGAGCCATGGGGATTTTGGCCGACAGTCTTGGAGCTGCTGCGGGGGCAGTCGAGAACGGTACATACGGCAAGAACCGCCTCGCTTCTTACATCTTCGGGCCGAGCTTCGGTTTGGCGCAATCGGGGATAACAGCCGTTGCCGGAGCATGGGACGCAGCGACCGGAGGAGAAAACAGCAACGCTAAAGAACGGGCAGCCGCTCGCGAAGTAATCACTCGTATCCCTGTCTTGGGCGGTGTCCGAGGTGCGCGAGAAGGACTGGTAGACACGCTTATTGGTGAACCTAATCGGGGTAGTGGGTCGTCTGGGTCGGGTGGATCAGGCGGCTCATGGGGCAAATCGTGGGGAAGCAGTTGGAACTAACCGGATTAATGTTTTGGAAAGCAGTTGAATGGATGACACCACCTACGACTGGGCCGACGACAGCAAGCGCTCATGGCTCGTCGCGATTGAGACGCTGCGAGCAGACTATCTCGCCAACCGAAAAGAGGGTGAGAATGCGAAAGAATTTCTGGACCGTAAGAAACAGGAGACAGTAGATGCTCGGAATAGCTGAATCAGTAATAGGCGTGGCAGGCAAAGTACTAGACAAATTCGTTGAAGACAAAGATTTAAAGACGAAACTAGATGCCGAACTTAGAAAAGAAATGATCTCGCTTGATGCTTTACAAGCACAATCAAATGTAGAAAGTGCGAAGCATTCTTCTGTGTTCGTGGCAGGAGCGCGTCCTTTTTTATTATGGGGAACTGGGTTTGGTCTTCTCTGGGGCACGCTCTTCGGACCAATCGCGGCATGGGCCTGTGCAATTTGGGCACCCGAAGTTGTCTTGCCTGCCATCGAGACAGAGCAGCTCACCACCCTTGTCATGGCGTTGCTCGGCCTTGGTTCAATGCGGTCCTACGACAAAGCCAAGGGCACTGGCCGGAACAGTATGAGAAACTGATATGTTTGCACTATCAGCACGCAGCAAAGCCAACCTGGAGGGCGTAGACAGCCGTTTAGTCGCTGTCGTGGAGCTGGCAATAAAGCACACGCCAATTGATTTTGGTGTGATCTGCGGCCTGCGCACTGAAGAAGAGCAAGCCGCTCTGTTCAACAAAGGTGCCAGCCAGATTAAGCAGGGCGGCCCTCATGTCGGTGGCCGCGCTGTCGATCTCATGGCGTACATCGGCGGGCGGGGATGTTGGGAGCTGAAGGTCTACGACGACATCGCAGACGTGATGCGAGCTGCTGCAATTGCAGAGGACGTGCCTATCCGTTGGGGGTGCTGCTGGCACATCCGGGACATTCGTTCGCACTCTGGCACGATGGAAGACGCGATGAACGGTTACATCGATCTCCGCCGATCAGAAAGGCGGCGTCCCTTCCTCGACGGCCCGCACTTCGAGGTCAGCGGTTGAGGTAATTTCGCCGCCGATCCCGCCGTAGCCACAGATGTCCACCCACGAATCCTCGTGATCCATTTCTGGCTCAAGCGGGTTTGCTAGACGGGCGAGCTTCATGCCGATCATGGCCAGAACTACCTGTTGAGCTGACACTTCGATGCCAAAAATAGCGGACCAAATTTTTGCGATCCGCTCGTGGTTCGCCTTTGCTGGCCCGTAATTTTTTGCCCGGTCACCGTTGATAAGGTTCCGAGCTTTCTCAAGTATTCGGTCGCGAAGCCGCATCTTCTTCCTTGAATAAATCTGGGTGGTCAGACGGTTGGTCATCTAGCTCCAACGATGTTCGGGTTCGAGCGTCGATGTCCGCTTCAATCATTCGTTTCTTATGCGACAATTCGGCATTGTGCTCCTCCAGGAAGCGCTTCTTCGTCATCGCCTTATTGTATTCGTTGTCTGTGATGTCGATAACATCGACCCGCATTTTGATTGAGTTGATCGCAACACAGTTTAATTCGATCTCTCGCATGACGAGAGACCTAGCCTCCATTTGTTTCATGTAGTCGCTTTGCTTCATTGTTTGTCCTTTGGTTTGAAGGGCTCGAACATGGCGCAGACATCGACAGCCTCTTCGCCTGTCTTGGCGCACGTCCAGAGACCTTTTGCGTTGGGCTGCGCGTGGGCGCAGCCCGTACATGCCTTGTGTTCCAGACCCTCCCAGCAAACGCTTCGGTGAAAGCAAGTCTTGCATCGCCAATCCGTCGGGTCATTGCTGATCTTTTCGGCTTCTCCGTTTAAGACAGCCGATACTTTCTGCTTGAGGAATGAAATTTCCAGATCGTCAGACACGACAATCTCGGCATGGTACGCACTGTTGTTTTTGTTGATTGCTATGAACAACGTCTCGCCCATATCGCTCATGGCCATCATCATTTGAACTTGCGCGTAATAACGAGGGTGCGAAATCTTTACGCCCGATTTCAAAAACTTTTTAAAGCTGGCGTCGTTCATCGATTTAATTTCCAAGACGCGCACGACACCATCGTCCAGCTCGACGTGGCCATCCATGTGGCACACGAGATGGCCGCCGAGTTCCGAGTAAGCGTGTTGCTTGCCCGTCAATCCGTCGGCTTCCCAGACGCGAACGTCTGCTTTCTTCTTTAGATCGCGGACGACGAAGTCTTCCAGCATGTGGCCAAAAGCAAAAATTCTTTGGAGTTGTGGGGGAGGCTTGTCCTGCGGGGCAGCGCGAAGGGAGAACGCAAGGCGCGCAAGGCAATCCTCCCCCACGATGGACGCACCAATGTAGTCTCGCGGTGTTTGGGCGGGCGTGTCCGCGTAGCCATTATCAATGGCCTCGACTACATCTTGGGCGTCCATAATCTTCATGCTAAAACGGAATCTCGTCGTTAAGGCTGTTATCTGTCTTTGCCTCAGACCCTACCGGCATGAAGGACTTGATTTCGCTGTACTGTTTTTGCGAGCCATCCTTAGCCGTGTAAGGCTTACCCATTCCGATGAAGACACGGCACGTAAGTCCATTCAGTGTCTTCATATCGGCGGGCTTGTCTGGTGACGGGTGGCCAGCAGCAATGAGGAATTGCTTTAGCTTCTCCCGTCCGATCCGCACGGCAGCTTCACTGAAGCCGTGCATACGAAAGTCGTGGCGGATGTCTCCGCTCTTGCCATCGTCCGCGAAGACAACGCGCACAACCTTCTTATTACCTTCGAGCGTTTCGATGGTCGCGTCGCTTGAGGACACCGTGTACTCACCCGGCGACAACCGGGACATCCGTTCATTCACCTCGACATCAGACAGATCGAGGTCGCTAAATCCATTCCACTCACTCATTTCTTTTCTCCTGCTATTTTCGATAAAAGTTGGGTTACGTCGTCACATTCCTCAAAAGCCTTCAGCTTTCCTTTCGGGTCGCGTGTCTTGCCGTGCCAGCCCGACACTTCGTCGGTCACGATCCAGCGCTTCACACGGGGGATGCCCGCGTCTGTTGTCTCGGTGGTACGGACGCCGCACATGACATGGTCGAACAGAGCGGGTACTTGTTTAGCAACGCCACGCCCCGGCAGTGCTGGCCAGTATTGCGTTGTATCGTTGGCGTCGGTTTCTTCCGTGGCCAGACACGTCACGTAAACGTGCATATCCATGTCGCGTATGGCCTTGAGCGCACCGATCATTGCTCGTTTATAATCCGCCCAGATTTGATATCCGTTCGATGCGTGCTCGTTATCTTTTTCGCACTGCTCAAGACAGCGCTCACCCATTTCAGTGAGGCTGTCGATGGCGATCCACTTGTATCCGGCGGTCTTGAACTCTTCGGACTGCATCATTTTCCAGATGCCCTTGAAACTGTACTTGCCCTTGGCCGGTTGGTGATCTCCGTTCCACGAGCTGAACGGGATGAAGTCGATGTCGACATCTTCGAGGCTTTTCAGCCCTGCTTCGCCAGACAAGATGAGACCCTTGCCGAATCGCTCGGCATAGAACCGGCATTGATAGGTCTTCCCGTATCCGTGGTGGCTATAGAAAAGCGTCTTCGTCGGGCCAGACGTGAGCGACGACGTAGACGGTAGATTGTCCATAAAACTCATTTAATCACCTCTACTTTCGGTGGGTTAAGTTTCTTGGTGAGCGCGTGACGAACTCTCTCTTGTTCGTCCGAGGGCAGCCGGTCGTATGTGCGCTTGTGAATAGACAGGCTGCGTGACACGAACTCCGGCAGTTCGCCTTGATGGAAGAGCCTCTCCAACTCTGGCTTATCCCACTGGTACTTCTCAGTGCGTGTCACTCGAACGTGCATGTCCTCGACTTGCTCGGTCTGTTCGCCAGCAACTGTTGGGAAGAGGTGAGCGATCTCACCAGACAGACGGTCAGCCTCATCCTGTAACTCACCTATGTGAGTGACCGTTGTGTGATAACTATCGGCCAATCCGGCTAGCGCCGTACTACGCATCTCTGTGTTCGGCGTACTGGATGTGCCCTCGGGACCAGAGGTTTTAAAAATTTCCCATTTATCGGTCATTCATTCCCTTTCGTGTAGAATACACCTTGATTAGACTTTAGGTGTCACTTATACATCACACCTATGAACAAGAACAACCCAAAAAACTTTTCTCTCGACATTTCTGCGCTCATAAAAGATTGCGGAGGCGCACGAAAGGTGGCTGAAATATGCGGGGTACACCGAACTGCCCCCTACGGTTGGCTGCGTCGAGACTTTGTCTCGTCAACAAACCTTGGCCGTATCAAGGCCGCACACCCTTCATTACAATTAGACAACTATTTTAGGGACAACCATGAGCGACAAGGGAAATCTGGCAAGCGAGTACCTCGACCGAGGGTGGTCGATCATACCGATCAAGCCGGAAAGTAAGCGTCCGCGCTTTAGTTGGAAAAAATACCAGGATGAACTGCCGACCCCCGAAGAAGTAGAGGATTGGTGGCGCGATCATCCAGACGACGAAATCGCCATAATCACTGGCGATCTGTCTGGTGTCGTGGTTGTCGACTGCGACAACGAGGAGGCCGCAGCGGCGGCAGCCGCTGCTGGAATGACCAGCCCTGTCGAAGCGACGACAAGGAGGGGCAAACACCTTTACTTCGCACACCCAAGGGATGGCGTCAGACGTGGCCCTCGTGCTGGAAACAACAGCCGAGGCGCTGACTGGCCGAGGATCGACGGCTTGGACTTCCGTGGTGACGGTAGCTATGCACTACTACCCGGATCGACCAACTACGCTTGGGCCATTGCCACTGGCCACGATGTCGAAGACATGCCCGAATGGAAGGACTGGAAGCCGCGCGTTGCCTGCGACGACCCTCACCACTTTGAGTTCGCTGATCTCGACCTAAGCGATGTCGCTGTCCGCAAGCCCGACGACTTTCTTGACGAGTGGGAGCGGACGGCGAAGTATGTAAAGGAGCGGTTCCCGTCTACGCTCAAAATACCGAGCGGGTTAGGAAACAGCCGCAACGAGCGCATCATGAACTACGCATCAGAATGCGTACTTGATGGTGTGTTCGGTGCAGAGCTGCGCGTTCGATGTCACGCATTTCAGAATGAGTTCTTTGAGGAGCCGCTTGGCGAGAGCGAGTTCGAGGCTACCTGTCGGTCGATGGAAGAAGCCGAGCGCCGTAACCACCCGGAGCGCTTCGGCGAGGACGGCACTTATATATACAAGGAAGACAAGCCCATCTCGACCGGCCCTCGTCGTCTGATAACGATGTCAGACGCCGACGAGTTGATGGAGCGCTCCAAGACACGCGAATACCTCATCGAACCATGGCTACCGCCAGCCACAATCTGTCAGGTTTACGGATACAGCGGTCACGGCAAGAGCATGTTCGTCCAACATGCTATGGGTTGTCTTGCAACCGGCAGCCGCCGGTTTGGCCCGTTCGAGATCGCCAAACCAGGTCGTGTTCTCTACCTCGATTTTGAAATGGGCATGGGCACCATCGCCCGCCGTCTGTCCGAGCTGCGACAGATGCACGGCGAGGCAGAAGATCGTCTCCAGATATGGGCACCGTTCGTGGATAACTCGGAAATAAATCTCAAGACAAACGAGGGACGTCAGGAGCTTGCCCGCCTCGTTGATGAAGTGCAGCCCGACGTTGTCGTGATCGACACGATCCGTAGCGCTTTCCCAGGACTCGCCGAGAACTCAGCGGATGAATGGGCCAAGGTAAACAGCTTGGCTGTGCGCTTACGCAATGCGGGTATGAGTGTGATCCTCGTGCATCACAGCAATAAACCCGGAGAGAATGGGATGGGTCGTGAGGCTGGCTCAACCAACCAGCTCACCGTTCTCGACACACAGATCAGGGTGGCACAGGTGTTCCAAGATGAAGAGACCGCAAAACAGAACGCAGCCATTCACGACACGACATACTCAACGCCTGTCTGGCCCATGCTGCAAGGCGCACTGCCAGTGATGAGCAACCTTTATATGGTGATGGAGCTGCGGTACGGGAAAGTCAGGGAGTGGACAGAGGAACACGACCGAGTGCAGTGGGTTGGGTTCGGGGCCAGCACAGTGACGGACGAGCGTCACCTCGTGTCGTCGAGGTCAACAAAGCAAAGGGCGAAGGAGCTTGCACTCACTGGCGAGAGCGTCGATATGATCGCTAACCGTTTGTCCCGTCCGCAACGGTTGATCGAGGAATGGCTTTCGGCCTGACGCTGACGATTTTGACACCCGGAAAATATATTCTGGCAGTTGCATAAATTCTGGCTAGGTCCGGGTCGACACCCCAAGCCGCCACCAGCTCGGCTTGTGCAGCCGCAATCTCTTCGGGCTCCGGCTGGGCGATTGGCCCTGTCTTAGGAGGTGGTACACGCTGGTGATCGTCGTCGGGTTTTTCGTCCGCCTCCAGCGCCTTAGTGGCCAGCCAAGCCTCATATTTTTTGTCCGCTTTTGTTGTCATCTGGGGGTGATACTCGCCGTCCTCAGTACTCGGGTGAACGGTAGCCACGTCAGTGGCTGCCGCCCTCCTCCGTCTTGCGTCGTCGAGTATCATATATTTGGACCGGTGTCAAACTTTGCACAACTTTAGTGTTGTAAAGCACACCTATAGGTGTGATATTTGGGCAACATGGAGGTGCGAATGCCGCGAACAGTCAATTTGACTGACGCTGACAAGGACTGGCTACGCGCAAATCACACAAAACAATCTTACAATTCAATGGCCCGCCACGTTGGCGTCTGCTCGGACACATTGAAGCGCATCCTCGTTCGCGAGGGTCTGCAAGAGTTTGATGGTGCGAAGTATGCGTGCTCACGAGACATGCACGTCAAGACGTGGACTCGACCTTGCAACTCGTGCGGGTCTACGGAGACGAGACCGAAGAACTATTACTTCTGTACGTCTTGTCGTCGTCGGATGGGGTACGACGATTGACGACAGCATCGAAGCGGAAGGGCGACGGCTTCGAGCGTGAGCTTGCGAGCTACATCAACGACGCCACTGGCCTATCCTCATTTCGAGCACCCCTGTCTGGCGGCGGAACAATCGAATACTCGGGTGGAGCCGACCTTGTCGGCACCCCTAATCTGTTCATCGAAGCCAAGCGTGTCGAGAAGCTCAACTTCCACGCAGCACTGGCCCAGGCTGAGAAGTCCATCGCCAAGACAGGCTGCCCGGACATGCCTGTCGTCATCAATCGTCGCAACAGACAGACCACTGGCCAGTCGCTTTGCCTGCTCAGACTGGACGACCTCCTCACCTTATATCGCTACTTTCTACAGACCGAAGGACATCTGCATGGAGCATCTGAAAATGAATGTCGTCGAGCTGAAGACACACAAGATACAGGAGAACGAAGAGGTGATGGAGATGTTGGAGAACCTGATGGAGCTGGCAAGTGCGGGTAAGATTCAATCTCTCTGCCACGTCGTGCGATTTGACGACGGAGACTGCGGCTCGGCCTACAGCCGAGGCTTTGCCGAAGATGTCTTCAGCGCTATCGCCAGTCTCGAATGCCTCAAGACGCGGTTCGTCCACATGGCCATCGACAACGATTAGATGGATGGCTGCCTTGGGGGCAGCCATTTTGTGCGGTTACGCAGAGCACACGATCATCCTGGAGCGTATCCGACTTGCCCTCGGATAGCCGAAATCTTCATTGGCGCAATCAAGTTGGCCACCTCTGCGAGGTGATCGCAGCCGAGGCGCTTGTCCGTAAGGGCTACTGGGTTTTCTCCACGACGATGATGGGGCCAGTCGACCTCATCGCCATCCGCGCAGACCCGCCCGAAGTCCGACTGATCGACGTAAAGTCCGACAGATATCGGCTCGTCAAGGGTGTGATGCGTCGCATCCACCGTCTCAGGACGCCATCCCAAAAGAAGCTAGGCGTGCAGCTTGTCTACGTTGACCCAGACAAGGGCACGACATTCTTTTCAACGCACAAAAACACCGATGAAAATTGACGCATCCTCTCCTGCGGTAGTCGACCGCCTCCAGCGCTGGATCGACGAGCATGTCACCCAGCCTCAACCGGAGACGAACAACCTCCCGGCTTGCCCGTTCGCTGCCGGAGCGTTTACCCAAGGCAGCGTCCTCTGTCACCTGGCTCCCGTGCTTTCAATGGTGGATTTCATCAAGTCGACAGAGCCAGTGCGCGAACTGAGCCATGTCGTCTTCGTGCCTGTCGAGGGAATAACCGCCCCGGATTTCTCCGATTGGCTCACCGTCCAGAACCAGTCCACCTTTGGCTGGTGGACGATGGGCTATCACCCGAAAGCGGAGCAGCACGCACCTGTCTGGCGACACTACGATGAGGACGACCACGTCCTCGTTTTGTTGCAAAATCTCGCCGAGTTGGTCGAAGCGTCGGGCAAGCTCGCAGCCAAGGGCTACTATGATAAGGCCCAGACGTGGCAGATCGAAGACATCGTCGACAGACAGGAGGCAGACAATGCTTGGCAGAAAATCGAGAAAAAAATCGCAACCGAAGAAGGGCAAAAAAGTCTCCAGTAAGGGAGGACGCAAGTAATGTATTCGCGTAAATCCGGCGCTGTCTTCGGCACCCGTCGCCCGAACCAGCAGCAGCAGCAGATGGCCCCATCCAACCGCGTCTTGCAGGCTGCCATCCGCACGAGCCTTCCGGCTCAGTTCGGCAGGGCATTGACAGGACGACAGAAGAAATAGATGTCTGGCTGGGGTGCGCAGATTTTCGGGCTGAACGTCACACCGAAAGCGTATGCTTCGGGCAGTGCAGGGTGGGGATCGAAACCATACGATCTTCCGACCGGCTTGGCCTACGGCGACGAGCACAAGTTCGGAATGGAATACGGTGCTGGCTTAGACCTGACGACAGACAGTGGTGTCTTCGGCTTTGGCGGTCACGGCCACGCTTACAGCGGTGGCCTCCAACACCCGGAGGCGCTGCGCCAGTTCCTTGAACCTGGGAAAGAGATGAGCGAGGCATGGGGCGGTGCCGGTCTGAACAAGATAGGCGCGACATACTCGTCTCCACCGACAGGCTACTTCCCGAAGGGCCAACACTCCCTTGGCTTTGACGTTACAAACAACCCAGACACAAGCGGATTTTTTGAAGACCCACAGTATATGGGTCGCGCAACACTGCGGTGGTAAGGGGGGATCATGCCGGAGGGCTGGGGAAAACAAGTCTTCGGACATGATGTATCAGGGATGGGCGACGCCGAGTTCCGTGCAGACATCGAGCCGTTCATGTCGCCCCTGTCTTGGCTCGGCTACGACCCCGACCGTGTCTATGCGTTGCCGACAAACTATAATGCGTATGGAGCTTACGTCCCAAGACGCGGCTGGGCGGACTCGCCAGCCAATCCATTGAAACTTTCCGAGTTCGATACATACGGACAGCAGTTGCTCGGATTGGCAGAGGAAGACGTGCCTGGCAAATTTTCCGACGGCGATATGATCTACAAAAACACGCGCTTCAAGCGGACGCCGCATGAGCAGCTACACACCTACGCACACGAATTTACGCATCGGGGGGAGAAGCTGCTGTTGAACTCCGACGACCCGAAAATTAGAGATCAATACCAGTTGTTAGCGCTCGACCCGAAGAACGAACGGTATACTAGCGGTGAACCCGGCCAAGAAAATTTCGTCCGATTGTACGACCGTCGTGCGCAAGCCGGGAAAAACCTCAACACCACCCACAATTTTAGCCGACGACAAGACCTTGGTTCTCCCAGTTTCCACAATTTTGCAAACAAGATGGACGAGATGGCTGTCTCAGAGCTGGCACGGACAGCTCCGCATAGCTTCCCGCCGCCGCCCGTCTATCCGACCGCATGGTCGTCGCTCATCAGTTGGCTCAAAGAATAGGGGGGATCATGTCAGATGGAGTTCGACTTAAAATTCCTGATCTCCATAGGCGGGATTATTGCGTCTGTGGGAGGCAGCTTTGCGGTCGTCCGCTCTCAGGTGGAGCGGATGAAGAAGGACTTGGAAGCCCTCAACAAGAAGTTCGGGCAACTCGACAACCGGATCGATAAGCTGGACGTACACACCACGACAGTGGCACAGCGTATGGACGTGATCTCATCGATCTTGAGTCCATCAGCGTTGGAGGCGCAGACCAGACGGGTCGAGCGCCTCCGTGCTGACGTCGATCATCTTATGCGTGGTTAGTGCTCATCTGGCAGTGGCTGCCAAAGCGTTGCGTCGTGCAGTGCGTCATCGAGAACCAGAACTGCAATCTCGAAACACTCGGACGGTACTTCTGGTAGCGCTGTCTGCAACTCGTGCAGACTTTCTTTGATAACAAACAATCCGGATTGTAGGGTCTTGTCGCTCGTCTCCATCGTTTCCTCTTCATTAAGTTGACCCTCAACTTACCAGACCTCAAAAAAAAGTGGCCGACTCTTTGCGGGAGCCAGCCAACTTAAAGTGAGAGCTAGCTCTCACAATGTGAGAGCCAGCCACACAAAATGTGTCATTCGTCGTCGTCGTCGACCGGATCGAAATCTCCGCGCAGCGCCATGGCGAACAGGCTGGCATCCGCATCAAACGGGTTCGGGTTTGCTTCCCGTTCTTCGGTCGCTGCGCTGAACTGCTTCCGCATCTCGGCAATCATCAGCACACTTCGGGCGAAGGCCACGACAGCCGGGTCAGTATATTTAAGAGCCATCCTGTCGAGCAGCTCCTCCCGTGCGAGGTCACTCATGCCGTACTCACGACCGTCACGGCTCTCCTTCTCGACGACGAAGAGCTTCATGTCAGCGCCCTGATTCATGATCTTGCTGATGAGCGTGCGTCTAACCGGGATTTCCTCTCGTCGACACTGCGCCTCCACCTGACTGACGGTCACGATTGGGAACTCTAGTAGCAGATCGATCACGACCCGTGAGACCATCTGACTGGTCACACTGGCAGAGCGCCAACGCCACAGAGTGCGGCCTACTTCACCACCCATATGCTGGTTGGTCAGCGTGAGGATCGCCCTTGTCATGGCCCGACAAAGCGGCCTGCGGTATACCCAAATTGCGTGGCTCAGTACCTCATCATACTGCCGTCCGTTGGCCTCAAGCACCTTTTTCCTGCGGTTGAAGCGATGCCGCAATCTCTCGACTTTGGCGAACAGACCTTTCATGTTTTTGATTTTCATTGTGTGTCTCCATTGTGTCAGTTGATGTTTTTTCACAGTGGTTTGTAGGTTTGATAGTTGTCAAACCCGTTTTGTGTATAGACACCTGACACACACCTTAGTACATCCTTAGTTTATCATCGCATCCTTTCAAGAGGTGCGTATCTAGGTGTCAGGCGTCAGGTTTAAGGGACCATAATAAGCGACATTGAATCCTCTGAAAGCCCCGGTATGCCTGAGTTGTGGCCCATTCCAGACGCCGAAGAATCCGATGTCTCGACACCCTTTGGTCCCTCCGTTTTGGGTGTCTGTGTCAGTATTGTGTCAGAGTGTGCCGTTTTTGGACTGCTCAGTGTGTCAATCGCCGCCTTGAGATGAGACGGTGCGAGGTACGCATAGCGCATCACCATGCCTAGCCCTGAGTGACCAAGCAGATCAGCGACAGCCCGCAAGCTGGCCCCGTTCTGGATCAGGTGCGACGCAAATGTCGAGCGTAAATCATACGTCCGAACATCCTTGAGTTTTGAGCGGCTTACAGCACGTTGGAAGTGTTTTCCCCAGAGTGTGGTTGACCATTGCGTGCCAACGGCAGTGGGAAAAAGCACACCGCCATTCTTCTCCGCAGCGGCGACCCGCCGCAGAACCATGGGCAGGATTTCGTTATGCAAAGGCACAGACCTGACACGTTTTTTCTTGGGTCTCCCTTTGTATGTGACAAAAACCGCAGCGTTTTTGTGAATGATGTCACGCGGGACGAGCCGATACATTTCTCCAGGTCGCGCACCCGTGTAGGCAAGGAACCTCACACCATCCCGTATGTTGTCTGGGCAACACGCGATCAACAGGTCGCGCTCCTCGGCAGTCAGCCATCGATCCCGCGCTTCGCCTTCCTGGGGTTTGATGATTTTCAAATCAGCGGGCACAGGAAAATTCTTCTGGCGACAAACTTCCAGCATGGCGCAAATGTCGCACGCATACCGTCGGTACGTGTTCTCGATAATCACCTCATCGTCGAGCAGTTGGTCGTACAAACGCATTGCCAATTCGGCTGTGAGGTCGGCAATTTTTGTGTCTTCTCCGACGTCGAGTGCCCACCTTATTAAATTATTCACTGTTTGTTTCTG